ATTATTGTATCTTTTGTTTGGCATTTTATTCTCCTTATTTTTTATTCATATTTATCACATCAGTTGCCTTAAGTCCATATATGGCCGCGACTACTGAAACCCAGAGGCCAACTATCCACCAGGGCATCTCTTGTAATTTTTGAAAATACAAGTCAATCTTTTCTTGCATTTTTTCATCTTCTGCAAATACAGAATAAGCTAATAGAAACAGAGGACTTGAAATTGTCAAAAGTACAAATTCGTCCTTCCAGTCTGATTTTTGATTCTCTGCAATTTTGCCAGAAAATTCTATTTCACCTCTTTTCATTTTTTCAATGTGAAGAAGTTTAGCTTCTGACATTGCAACGTCAGCTGCTTTTTTATTCTTGTATATTTCAAGTCCAGATTTTAAACCTTGACCTAATAAACCCCAAGGAATCATATTAGTACCAAGTTGCTGATCTTTTTTTCTCTGCTAAAATTTTTCCTTGACCTTTAACCATATCTTTTTGAGATTCATTTGGTTTTGTCATCTCAACTGGTTTTCCACCTTCAGGATATTTAGTTTCAACAGTTTTTTTCTTTTTTTTCATATTATCTCCATCCTTTTGTTGCTATTTTTGGTTTACCTTTTTTAATCAAACCACCGTTTTTAAAACCTAATTTATATTTTAAATTAGAAGGATCTTTTAAAATAGATTTTAATTGCTCAACTTGATTTTTTTGTTTAAATTCAATTCTTTTTTTTCTGTCCTTTTGATCTTCAGAACTTTTTTTCTTATTTTCCATATTTAGCCTCTTTTTTTACTTTTACCTGCTTCAGAAAGTGCAATCGCAATAGCTTGTTTACGACTTTTCACTTTTTTAGAGCTTTTACCAATGTTGAGTTCACCTTTTTTGAACTCTTTCATTACTTTTTTAACCTTTTTATCGACTTTTGTCATTTTTTTTCTCATTATCTTCCTTTTGGTCTAAGTTGCGCCGCTAAAACTGTTTTTTCTAGTGACGTATCGGCTCTTAATTGAGCTAATTCTTCGTTTTGATCTAGTTTTTGTTGTTGTGTAGATTGATTCATCATCGCTTTCATACGATCTAAGTTCATTCTATCTTCATCTGCCTTACGTTTTCTAACATTTTCTTGTGCTTGTAAGTCTAATTCTCTAGATCTTAGTTTAGCAATAGGATCGTTATCAAATTGTGAAGTTATTTTCTTTTCTTCGTTCATAAATTCTTCCATCATCTCAGCAATCAATTGTGCTTTTCTTGCTTCTATCTTTTCAGATAACATTTTTACTTGCATTTGAATGTTAGGATCCATCATAGCTTGTGGATTTTGTTGAATTGAAGAAAGTTGTTGTAATTCATTTCTAAATTCTACTTCAACTTGTTCTTGAGACATTATTGAAATGTGTTCAAAAATATTTTTTTCTAATGCAGCCATAACCATTGGAGCATTTCTAGCCATATTAGTTGCCATAAAATTTAAATGTGCTGTGATGTGAGCTCTATGATCTTGACCAGGAAATGCTTGGAAGGCTTTTCCTGCTAATGCATCAATATGTTCTAATGCAGGATCTTTTGGTGCTGGTTCTTGTGGTCTAATTAAAATTTGATCAATATCTTTTACACCTAACGCTTCATACATATGTCTGTATGCTTGATACATATTATGCATTCCTGGATTTGATGTAGCCAGTTGCAATTCCGTTTGCGCAAGGGAAATACGCTGTGTCTGAGAAAATATATTTGGATCTGCAACTGGCAATATATCTACCCGATCATCGAAGTCAGCTTGTTTGATTACACGCTGTCCTCCAACTACATCATATGGATATTCAGCTGGTAGATATAATTTAAATACTCTAGCAAGTAATTTAAATTCTTGTTTTAATGCTGCATAAATTCTTTTGTGGATCGCAGACATAGTCCTTGATCCTCTTTCAAGCAACGCAACTGTCGTACCCACTGCGGCTTGTTGATTACCCTCACCTACTTGTAGGTCAGCTATAGATGCGAAACGCTGACCAGCTTGTACTACGACGCCCATAAGTGCTAAGAGAGTTTGTGATGGTTCCTTAAAAGGTAACATCATAAATGCATCACGTATATTACCTCCTGGTGCATCAACATCTCTAAATTCTCCAGGTTGTATAGACTGTGCATCGTCTCTAATTCTTATTCCACGCTGTTTAAATCCAGCAGGTAAATTTGATAATGTTCCAGCATCAATTAATTGTCTTAATGCTGTAGTTGCTGTTCTTGATAATCCACCAATCATATGAATTAAACCAAAACCATAAAAACCAAGTCCTGGTAAAAATTTGAAATGAACAAAATATTGAATTTTATTTTTTCTAGGATCATTCATTTCATAGTTTCTTCTAATAGATAATATTTCTCTAGAATGTTCTTCTAGTGTTATAATGTAAGGAAGTTTGATTCCTGTTTGCTCACCATCGGGCCCTACATCTTCAAATCCTTCCAAATCTATATTGGTATGAAACTCTAATAAGTTAAATACATCTTCTTCTCTTCCTTTTGATAGACCTTCTAACTCACGTTCTTTTTGTTGAACTTCTGTTTCGTTTACGTTTGAAGGTTTTAAATCTATGTCTCTATAAAAACCAGCAACTTGTTGTTTACGTAATTCATTTTCAGAAATTTTTACCACGTGGATGATTGACTCCGCATCATCTAATGAGGTAGCTGAATACGGAACAATCAAATCATCTGCGGGTACAAACTTTGATACAGCTCTATTTTCAACTGCATCAAAATAAACTTTTTTAAATGATGAACCTGCTAAAGGTAAATAAAATAACATTTGATCAAAATCTGGTTCATATTCTTTCATCTGATCCATAAGTTGATAGTTCATAAAATCTTTTACACGACCTGCTTGTTGAACTTTATCAGGAGTTGCTGATCCTAATATCTGAGTTCTTACTGGACCATCAGCTGGTAATAATTCTTTGTACGCTAAAGATTGAAATTGAGTTACAGCTTCTGCTAACACAGGATGTGTTGCACCTGATGCACCTTGAAAAGGTTCTGTTCGATTGTCATATTTAAATCCTAAAAGATCTAAACCTTCTCTGTAAGTTCTTTCCCAATCTTTTCTAGAAGTTTTATATTCTTGATAATTTTGATAAAGTTCTGAACCTAATCTATTTAAAATATCTTCTTCAACAAAATCAGCTAAATTTGCATTATGGTCTGTTACAGTATTAACTTGAGTTGAGGGATCAAAATTAATGTCTACGCTTCCATCTTCATTTTCTAAAATTTCTGTTTCACCTGAAGGCAAAATTTCAGTTTCTTGAATAACTTGTTCTATCTCTTGTTCATTAGATGGATTTTCTAATGTGTTTGGTAATGATTTGTCTATTTCCGCCATTTATTTTCTCCGCAGTGATTGTTTTAACAGTATTATACTTAATTTTCAAGCCTCGAGGCTGTGGTCCACTTTTAGGTGGTACCGTAGTAGTAAGCTTTTTATTCATCTATAAGGTCTTCTGGTTGTGTATCGTCAAAATACCCATATTTCTCTTCTAAGACTTGTTCTTGACCTTGTCGAGATTCATAATATTTTTGTCTGTCTTCTCTAACAATCTTTTTTCTTTTTGATACGTCTTTACCTGTTACAGCTTCCTCAAGTTTTGTTAAATCGCTTCCTAGTTTGTTTGTATCTTCAACTATAAAATCATCTTCAGCAGTAATTTCATAATCATCAGGTCCAGTTCTAGATCCTCTTACAGCAGCTTCATTAGTTTTAAAATCAGCTGGTATTGTTTCACCTGTTTCTGTTTTTTTAGGAGCTCGATAGTTCATTTGTACAGGTTCGCCAAATAAAGTTCCTGGTCCGTTAACTTGAACACTTACATCTCCTGTATCTAATTGATGAGAAACAGTTACATCATATTCACCAAACTTATGTTGTTTAATAACTTCTCTTTCGATAGTTCCTAATTCTTTTGTTTTATCCACTCCATAATTCAAAGCATCATTAACCATTTTAGAATAAAAAGTTGGCATTCCAGGAGTTTGAACAATATCTATTTTAGGAATAACTTTTGTTACAGGTTTA